CTTAGCATCGACAGGAGCAGAAGATTTGTTAATTACATTGACTACAACATTACCTGTAGAACCTCCAAATGAATCTTTGTTGGAGAGGACTCGCTCGGGGCCTTTTTCAGCAAAGGTATATGTACGGCCACTAGCACCGATACCAAATACAGGTTCATTAATCATTCCGCCAGAAGCAAGAGCTACTGTTGCTGTTCCTCCCCAAGCTCCCCCACTTCCTATTGTTCCACTTGGAGTTGGTCCAGAATAAGCTGTAGTTTTACCAAAAGGACTGGCGAGAAAGTTCAGAATATTCCCACTAGAGCCTGCAAACTGGTTCTTCATGAATGTTCTTGCCATATCGTTTGCAATATCTTGGAAAGCATTTGCAAACGCATCACGAATCATATTTAGAAACCCGGTAATGACATCTTCTAAAGAAGTTATTTCACCTCTAATAGTATCTCCCACAAACTTTCCAAAACTATCGCCAACATACTCATATACAGCCTTGGCTTTTTCCTTTATTTCATCTCCAGTAGTATCAAAACCTAGTTTAATACCATTCAAACCAGCAGCTATCTCATCCATCTGGAGTTTAAACTTTTTGGGATCAAATTCAGGAAAATTAAATTTAAGATCTTTATTAGATATCCCAGTTACAGCTTTACCTAAAGTATCAAAAGTAGATGTTATAGTGTTTAATGAATCTTTTAACACATTGTGCATACGATCTGAAAATCCTGTACTTGTCTTTTTTTCAACATCTTCAGTATAAGCCTTACTTAAAGCCTTCATCCGTGCCCAATAATCTATAATGTCCAACTCTAATTGTTTCAACTCCTTTTGTGTTTTAGGTAAATTAGGTAAGATCATTGTTTTAGTTTGTGTGTCATATCCACGTTTAAATAGTTCAGCACTTTTCGCTAATAACTTCCATCCTTCTCCTGCATTTTTCGGATTCATAATGCGCATAAAGTTTGGCAAGTATGTATCAATAAAACTTGTAAATTTATCATAGAACGTACCAAAACTTTTTGCAAGATCCGTAAAAGATATGCCTGCAAATTCCTTCATTAAACTATTAGCAAGAACCAAAGCACCAACTAAAATCACAAAAGGGTTAGTTAAAAACACAACAACAAACTTACCTAATCGGAGTACTGTGCCTAAAGCAAAACTTGCTAAGTTCATTGCCATGTAAAACTTAAATGTTTGAGATATCAAACCACTATAATCGGATGCAGCAGTTTTAATACTAGTTCCCATACGTTTTAAATTAACAGCAAATTTAAAAATAAGGTTGCCAACTTTATCTATTAAATACCAGCCCTTACCAAAGATATTAAGCATCTTTACACCCATGTCTCCAAGAGTACCGTCAGCCTTAATAAGTCGACCATTGAAATTAGTAAGCTGAGCTAACCAAGTATTATAAGTGCCACTCATCTCAAGTGCGCGTAGAGATATGATATTTAATGTATTCTGTGTAATTTGCAGCTGCGAAAGTACAGTTTTATTAGCTTCTACAATTGCTTTAAAATAGTCTGAGATTGCTTCAAGTGCAAGACGCCATTTTTCTTGGTTAGACGTAGCAAATTTGTTGATACCAAAAAGCTGTTTGCGAAGTTCAGGAAAGCGTTTTAAAAATCGACCAAACTGATCTGTTACACGGGTTTGACCACTGAAGACAGCCTGAATTTCCTGCCGAATCTGGCGAGTAGAACTTCCTGTGGTTACTGCAATCTCTTTGATAGCAGCAATAGCGGTGAGAGTATTCCTTGTCATATCTTGAGAAGTATATACACCGAACTGTGCAAGCTCTTTATATGCTTCTGATATCTCATTCATACTTAATCGGAACATAGGAGCAAGTCGCATGGATTCACGCATTGTACCTTGCATCTGTTTATGGAAGTAATCAAAACGCTTGGAAAAACCACCACCCCCAGTAGAAAGCATACCAAGCATGCCGCTGATGGTAGCAAGGCTTTGTTTATAATTATCAAGTGCTTTGAGGCCGCCAACAAAGGCATTTGTAACTTGACGGATGCCAGCTTCAACTGCATTAATAGCACGATAGGCAATAGAGAAGCCTACAGCAACGAGACCAAAACGATGCCACCAATCTCCAGCACGAGCTGATGCTTGATTTGCGACACCAAGAAAGCGTCGTAGGCCTTTATATGCAAGAAGTGTTTTACTAGCAAAAGTTTTAAGCGCAGTACCGCTAGCCCTTAATTTCACAGCAACACCACTTAAACTTGTTTTTGTTGCTATAATTGCTTTATCAAAAAGTTTAACATTACGAGCACCAGCAAGATAATCTTGGGCAGCTTTAATACCAGTCTGGCTCGGAGTAAAGTCACGCATCCCTCCATAGGCTCTAGATGCAGTTAACCCAAGTCCCTGGGATCCAATTTTCATGGAGGCCCGTGCTGCAGCTGCGGCTTTAGCTTGTTTACGTTCTAACGCTACTAAAGCTACGCCTGTTGCACGTATAGCACCAGCGTAAGTTTTTTGACTTCCTATCGCCGTACGAATAGCAGTAGAATATTTAGCATAGCTCTTAACAACTAATGTTTGTTGTTTTCTATGCTTAACATAATCAAGATTGGATGCTTTCAAGTCAGTACGAAAAGTTTTAAGATCCGTTATGACTTTATCGAGCCCAGTCAGCTCAAATTTACCTCTTGCACTTCCAACATCCATGAGTTACCTTCTCCTACTACGAAGTAATGCCCAGCCTGTTTTTGTTTCTCGCTTGTCTGGCACGTATGTTATTCTATGTGGATTAAGATGTTCTTTTAAAACCGCAAAAACTTTTCTAGTTTCATCCTTTTCCATCATCATGGTTTGGATCAGATTGTATAAACTAAAAGCCTTGTCAATACGTTGGCGCTTGGCCTCTTTGTAGAAAAAGTCAAGCCGTACTTGGTCAAGGCCCTTAGTATATTCAAAATCAAAATGCAGTTCGCTCACTACAGTGAAGATCCGAATTAATCGCTGATCTTCTCGCTCTGTGACTCTGTACTGAACAAACTCTCGGACAAAAAACTTAGCGCCCCTTGCAGCTCTACCATTCCTACTTCTTTAATGTCCTCGACTTTCGCCTGAAGTGCTTGGACAACTACGTTACGAACTTCATTGAATGGTGTATCTTCTGATATACTTGTGAGTGCTTCCAACGTGCTGTCTGAAAGATCTTTCACAATATACTTCGTTCCGTTTGATAAGTTAATCTCACAACCACGGCTTGCCAAGAACTCTTCACCATTAAATACTTTCATTTCGCCCTCCTGAAGTTAAAGAAGGGAGACGTTTATCGAGTAAACGCCTCCCACTAAGATTAAACTCATGTACCAATGTCAGATTCGTCACCAAAGATATACGATACGGTTTTTACAACATCAGCCGTATCTGTTCCCCAATAGTCTGTAATAAGCTTTGGAAAACATGTAAATTTAAGTTTTAAGATACGTTGATTTTCTGCATCATAGCTGAGCGCAACATCTGCAACAGGACAAGCTGCAGGAAATCGAATTTGATCAGCAGTAGCAACAGACGCAGCACCATCTACATACTTTTTGAGCAGCAAACTACCTGCATTATCAAGCATAGATGTACCAACATTATTTTCACCTGGTGTAGCAATAGTATCTCCAGGTGTTCCAGCTGTTTCATGCGCAGCACCTGTCTGATTTAGTGCAGTAGCAAGACGGTCAAGAGTTATCTCAGCAAGTGCTAACTCAACCCCAACGGTCGTTCCAGTGATAATAGTATCTTCTGGAGAAGAACCATACTGATCAGACTTGAGATCTACGGAGCCATCAACAATGCTTACGCTGACACCTCCATGAGTTTTGCCGAGACTTACTTCCGACCCTTTGACGCCAAATGCGACAGAGCAAGGACCAAGTTCTAAAGCCATAATTTATTCCTCCGTGTAAGCGATTATAGAAGCTGAAAACATCGAGTAACCCTTCTCATTGAGGCCTAAATATGCGGGATTACTCATTACGGTGGTATTGAAAAATTTCTTACTAACAACGGTAAATCCGTTGGAATAAGCTAATGGACTAAAAGCTAAGATACAGTTGACCTTAGCAGTATAATAGTCTCGAGCAGTTGAATTTATACCGACAATGAAGCAAAATAGGCCAGTATCATTTTCCTGCCCTGGACCATCGAAAAGGATAACGCCTGTATCAACACCATCGGCTAGATTACCGAGAAATAAAGTAGTGCCAACTACCAGGCTTGTTTTAGTTTCAACATAATCAAGGATTTCTTTAGCATACATTAGGCTAAAATCTCCCTGAAAACTTCAGTCATGTATTGATTACTTTTTGCAAGTTTAGCTGAAATATAATGAGGACCAGCATCAGGAGATGTAAAGCTACGGCCTTGACCTATGCTAAGTGTCCACTCATGCATTAACGCAGCAGCTTGCGCACGATAAATTATGCTAATTTTACCTCTTACAGTACGAGTTAAAGCCATGCCAGACATGCGAGTAGCAGTACGTAGAGCACGCATACGGACGGAAGCAAAAGACTGATTACCACCACGAGTAAATTGGCTACGGCCACGCTTTTTTCTCCAGGCTTCTGGCACCATAGGATTTTGACCAGTTTCAGGAGTTTCAGCCACCTTCGTTGTACCTATATAAGCAGCACCGCTACTTCTGAGTTCACCTGTATCCCAAGCAGGGCGAGGATATTCATAGAAAGTTGCATCCAGCAACTTCTCGGCCATTGCTACATCAGCATAATTTAACTTACTCATGAGCCGATCAATACCTTGAATAAGGCCTGCAAACTCTTTACCCATAAAATACCAACTGAAAAGCTAAACCTGGAACACTAAACTTGGCTAAGTCTTTAATCGTAAAATCAGAGCCATCAACAGTTACTAGATCATTAATATCGAAACTAAGAGTTGACTTGGTATGAATTCTCCCTTTACACATTTCAGTGGTACCGAATTTATCCCCACTTGTATAAAGTTCTGATCTGTACTCATTATACCCCTTGAAGGTTGTACTTGAAGTGCCGGATATCGTACCATATTTATCACGAGTTTCAGACTTCCATGTGAAAGATTCATTTTCCCACATTACATGCCATCCACAGTGAAGATATAGTCAGGATCAGGTTCTTCAATCTCAACTAAAGCATTATTACCAGCTTGATCCTTATAATATTTGATTTGAGCACGAAGCTCTTTTACACTAACTGTTTCACTAAAGCTACCAAGGGTAAATTGTCTTCGCCCTCGATTTTTATGTACAAGCATGCGAAGAACAGCTGCACAGGTAAGGTTAAGGTTTCCCCCAACCTTACCCAGTGCGTATATAATATCAGCGTCAGAAATGTCAGCTAAGGTCAGTTGCAATTCAGATCGAATATCAGATACAAGTGCAGCCATTCAAATCACCTACTATGTTAAGACGTTGTCAAGCATATAGCCGAGGTCGGCAGCGACCAGCTTGAAGTCACGATAATTATGTACCTCAATACGAACCGCTTTGTTGTCAGCTTTTTCTCTACTTTCAACACCAAAACCATCAGAACCGTAACCATTCCAGACGAAACGATAACCGGCTGAAGGCTCTTCCAGAGAAGGACCATTGGAAGCATGGTAGACCAAACAATGCTGACCACCGATGAAACCCTGAGAAGCGGCAGCACCATATTTAGCTGAGTCATACACACCGTTCAGAACAATAACCTGATCAACCTCAAACATATAGGCCAAGAGTTCAGCAGTCACATTACGACTGGATGTATATTTGATCTGCTCTTTGATATCAGCATGACGCTTGAGTACATCATACACTTCACGATTCATAGCGATACGATTCGGATCAAATCCAGTATTTTTCTTCACGGTCTGTTTAGCCGTATCAATATCATTAAGAGGGTCACTGCCTGACGCTGCATCCCACAAAGTACTCGGAGTCAAATCGGTGCCCCAAATACCAGTTCCAAAGAAGTTGGTCGTAAAATCGACTTCGTCATAAATGTCAATCTTATTCGTAACTCGACGAGTAGCAGCAGATTCAGGATTGAGAGCTTTCGGATCGTTATTGATATTCTCCAATGGTACATCGTCATGGAAAGCAACATCTTCGCAGGCATAGCTATCAGTCCCACGAGCATGAGGCGAACCAGCACTTTCAGTACCAGGAGCACGAACCTTGGCTTCATTTTTCATCCAATAAGTTTTATCATAGGTAGGATATGTACCAGAGATAAGAGTTACAGGACAGTTAGGAAAAACTTGTCCAGCAGCAAAGTTACTGCGTGCTTGCATGTACTGCAACCCGACTTTTGTCAAGGTTTCAGAGTAATATTCCATCAACATTTATATCACCTCCTATAGAATCTTAGCGTTAACGAGATCACCAGATACACCGCCTTCAAGAAGTACGGCGCAAACCAAATCATCATCACCATCAACACCCGAAGTACCAGTAGTATGTGCAATGGCTTTACCATTTGCATCTGATACAACCTGGATACCGACAGCAATAGTACCAGCAAGTTCAACCAATGCAGTGCCGGCAATGGCTACAACACAATCAGTACCATCGATGTCATAACAGACACCTACAGCTTTAAGCACAGCACTCAAAGTACCAGCACCACTTACCAACTCTCCACGAGTAATGGTAGAAGCTGTAGTCATGGTGATAAGAGTATTTCCTTGGTAAGACATTATTTATACCTCCTATTTCCGTTTAAAAAGTTCAGGATAGACGTCATTTGCTTCTGCAATAGCATCTTCAACAGACATATCAGGATTCTCTGCCATTACAGCAGTAACAGCTTCATCGAGAGTCTGCGGGACGGTACTCTCTGGCTCAGTAGAGTTTCCAATAGGATCTTTGAGCAAAACCTTAGCAGCTTCATCAGCATGCGCTTTAGTTTCCATAAGGTTATCTGCAACTACTTTAGCAGCATCAGCATCCATACCAAGTAAAGTTTTCATAAGCTCATCACTTACTTCATACCCGGAGTCTGCAAACAATGCTTTGACAGAAGTTTCTTTCTCCGTCTGAGCAGTCGTAGCTTGGAGAATTTCAATCGTACTCTTTGCTTCCTCAAGTTGAGCCTCCATATCTTCCAGCTTGGTTGTAGACTCTTTAGCGTCTGACAGCAAACCTTCATAAACAGATTTCTCAATTTCAACTTTCTCCACAGGAGTAATGGCAGCAGTAATAGCTGTTTTTACACCTTCAGGGAGATTGTCACGAGTAGCAAGAGTAGAAAGAACTTCCGGCAAATCGCCATTGACTAGGGCTTCTTGCACTTTCTTATCCACGTTCTTACCTCCTAATTCTAGAGTTAACTTTATTGCCTCTTCAATACCACCTATTTCGTCAACAAGGCCAGCTTCTTTAGCCTTGGTACCGATAAAAATACGACCTTCAGCCATCACACCAACTACTACTTCTGGAGTAACAGCACGAGATTCTGCAACGTGATCAATAAACATACTATAGTAATAATCAAGATCGTTCTGCAAGAGTTCTTTTGCTTCATTTGACAGAGGTTCATAGCGATTACCGAGAGCTTTGTATTTCCCTGCTCGCATGACTGTCGGTTTGATACCCTCTTTTTCAGCAGCCCCACTGTAATCAAGGTGAGTCATTATGACACCAATGCTTCCAACTTGGGTAGTATCATATGCTACTATTGCATCTGTACTTGCGCCAATCCAATAAGCAGCGGAGGCCATAAGACCATCTGCGTAAGCTACAATCGGCTTAGTGCCACGAACACTTAAGATGTAGTCAGCAAGCTCCTTAGTACCATCTACTGTACCACCAGGAGAATCAATCGACAGGACAATGCCGTCAACACTAGAATCATTAATTGCAGCTTGTATATCCTTCTTCATCTGTAATGTTGATATACCACCACTAAGTGCATTGAGACCGGAGTTTGATTTCATAATAGTGCCAGAATAGCTCAGGACTTTGATGCCATCACCATTAACCTGGTTATTATCTGTTCCAACTGCAGCATCCACCTGAAGCAAGTTACCTTCTGGCCAGTCCTTAATGGCCGATGATATCACCTCTAAATAACTTGGAAGTATAGCTAATGGATGTGATGTAATATACTTAAATAGTGCATCGCCTTTCATAATTTACCCCTAAAATAGTTTCAACTGGTTTGATTCATCCATGTTAAATATACCATTTAGATGTTCATTAATATAAGTCTGAGTCATATGACAAAGTTTATGGCAATAAGTACATAGAACAATACAATTAGCTTTAGTATCTTGACCACCAAATTTTATCGGCAACTTATGATGAACTTCTAATGTTTCGTGTTCACCAAGTTGTTGTTTATATCTAAGGCAGAATTCACAATATTCAGACAGTTGATGTGCTTCATACTTGTTTTGCGGCCTCTTATCTTTATTTTGTTCCTTCTTCACCCAACCATTATGACTGAAACAATTTCGACACCAGTATTCGCCAAAATGTATTGTGTCTGGACGTTCCCGGATGACGAGCACGTGGCCGCAATGTGCACAGACTTTATCTTCTGTTATTGATATGTTCGCTTCGCTCACGATTTATCATCCGTTTCTTGCTTACTCAGTTCTGCCTTATCATCTTCCTTAGGTTTGGACCCTGAAGGGGTGGGCGAAGTCCCCCCAGGCTCCAAAGAGCGACTAGAATTGGCATCCTTTTCCGGGAGGAAGGCCATGCGCCGCAACTCTTGTTCAAGACGATCATCTGGCTGAATGACGTTAAACTTAAGTAAGCGGCCTAGGAATGAAGCAATCTCACCCAGGTCAGGGCGATTAGCTCCAATGGGCACTAACTTAGGTACGACACTCAAGCCGTTCAGAGTAGCCAACCCTGAGGCGCCGATGAACTGAGTGTTCACTGTATGCGCTATGTTTGTTGCAAATCCTTCGACAGCCTTGTAAAACAACTCGGACTGTTCCTGGGAAAGTGCAAAACTACCACTAGAAGATGCTATACCAAGAATGAGAAATTGAGATAACATTGACAAAGCAATGCGAGCATCATAGCGTTGAATTACTTGATTGAGATCGAACTGACGTTTACCTGGAGAACCAATCAGGTCAAAAGTCCAGCCAAACGGGAGGACGATGCCCTCTTGCTCATTCCTCTTAATGCGTTGGACAACTTGCCAAGCCCAAGTTCCAGTATCATTGATCGCACCTTCATCATTTGTTAGATCAGCATCCTCACTTGGTGTAAGAATTGGAAGGCCGGTTAAATCTCTCTCAATTCCAATAGACTCTATGCGTTCAATATTTGTGCGATAATACCAATCCCGATAGGCATTGCGCATTAATGACTTGCCTTCTGGATTGTTCTTGAATGAGGAAGTCCTGAAGTGGAGGCAACGATTGAGGGATATTTCAACTTCTTTCTTATCAGAAGGACGCTTTTGGATAAAACCTATTGCCCTGTTGCGACGATCAAATATCCACTTCTTGATCGTGGTTTGGGGACGGCCTTCGAGCGATTTCCATACATACTGCTTGCGCTTATTCTGTTGAAGTGTGCCTTCAAAAATTGAAAAGCCATACACTAGGTAAGATACAATATCTGTGATCATATCGTACCAACCGACATTATCTATCGATTCTTGGAGTATACCTTTAGGATCGTCATCTACCTTCCAGGTGATGTTCTGCAGGATACCAGAGATCGCCAAGAGGATGCCGCCACACACGCTATCAGTATCTGACATCTTCTGAAATTCAACGTACTTTTTGGTGCCTTTGAGCTTGGATTCAGCCTCTTCATCTATCGTACCCATAAACTGGGTTGGGCCGCCAGCACCGATGGCATATTTATAAGGGTATTTGGACATTAAATCCTCTCAGTTAAATTATCAGTAGTATATTGTAGTTAGCTGGTTATGACTGGCCTTAATTTTGTGTTTAAATACGTTGAAAGCTGCTTTCATACTGGAGATTATTATTCATCATTATGAAATGCTTAGGCTGCACAGTACCGCCAAGACTGATCTGGCCAAGACTAAAATGCCTCATGGTGGAAGTCATTAGACTATCACTATAATCCGGAGAGAAACCAAGCCGACTTTTGATAATTGCTTTCTTCTCAACCCCCATACGATCCTTGCCATCTTCTATGAAAGTTATCTCGGGAAGTTCTTGAATGTAACGGTCGTGATTCGGAAGCATGATTTCGTCCATGCCACCACTGAGCTGATAATAAAGTTCGCCACGAAGGTTCATGAAACCATCTGGATCATTTGCTCGGGCATTGGCTATCATGGCATAAGTACGATAACCAGACTTTTTGCGCATTACATGATAAATCGGAATCCCTAGACCAAGATAATCTATATAAAGTTCTGAGGCTTTCCACTTAAGCATCAGCTTATGCACTTGATTCATCATATCCACTGTATCACGAATATAGAGCCGGATAGGGGGAAAGACATAGGCACCAGCACGAAATGTCAGTACGGCATAATCTCGCTTTCCAGCTGCTGGATCAAGGCCAGCAATTAACGGCCGGATAGATTGAGCTTCCTCCAGGTCGAATTTACTATGCGCATCAAACCTTTCATACAGGGTGTCAATATCTACTAGGGAACGACTTCCACCTTTGGGAAATTCTCCCAGGATTTTTGTCCGTACAAAGTCACTTTCAATTCCATGAAGGTCTATCAATCTCTGTATGTGATCCTGGTCTACAAAGGGGGACTCCCTAGAGGAGAATGTCATTGTACACCATTGTGCTTTATTCTTATTGTGAGTATCGTAGAAGTAGCCGGAGGGCCGGGTGGGGTTTCCAGTCAGAAGCGCATAGACATTCTTTTGGATCATGGAGCCTTCAATACCTGCGAACACAGGAGTAGGAACTCCGCTACCTTCGTCAACTATGAACAACAACTGAGGAGCATGAAAACCAGCTAGGACGTCGCCCAACTTGTCTTTTGAATCCTTTGGTATTGTACGTGGCGCCATGTACCATTCACGATAGCCGTCAATGAAAATCTTATCATTCAGGATGCGGATGCTATCTTTTAGCATTTCAAACTTGATGCGATTTTTCCACGTCCTAATTTCAGATAGCAGTAGATCTTCAAGCTGATGGCCAGTAGGTGCAGTCATGACCACCTTTGATTCTGGATTGGTAGTAAAAAACCACAGACCGGCTGTAGCATCCAGCATAGTCTTCCCGGTAGTTGTTCCAGACTTAATACTTACAAACTTATGCTTCAAAAGATTATCTGCCGCCTCGGTTTGGTAATGTGTCGGTGGGACTCCTATGATCTCCCTGCACCAAAGCCCGTAGTCACGTTGGTACCTTTTCTGATAATCGTGTGCATCTGACATACATGCGCCCTCTGTGCTTGTTTATCGAGTAAACGGGTCTAGCTTGAGATTTTCGAACCCTAAGCGTCCGCTTTCTCTTTGTTCGCTGCGCTCACACCTGGAGTTATATCAATCTCATTCAATGCTCGATCTTCCTGAGTAGTCTTGAGCCAACTGCCGAAAGTCATGTTGATATTAACATCCGACTGCTTACGAAAGGCTCCACAGAACTCCAACACCTTGCCAGAAGCCTTGAGATCCCCAGCTTGTACAGCTTCCTGGAAGTTCTCAGCAGCTTTAACTGAAGATTTCTGTATAATAGTTTTAGCCTGCTCAACCATTTCATCAATGTTAGCTTCCACCCTAGCCACTATCTGTTCATCCTTAGCTGCCATACAAGTATGAGTAGTATTGTGCGCCGTTGCCTTGATCTTCTGGATTGACAAGATCTCTTTCTGACTCATACCAAAGCTCAGCAGCCCACTAAGAACTTTCATCCTTGGAGTCATCGCTTTATTATAGCGATATTTCCAATACCCTTTTGTTCCGTCATACCGCCCAATATGATTTGCATCTTGCTTCGCTATACCATTGTGCAACTTTTCAACGCCTGGTGCACCACGCCGCCTCTTTGACTTCGTCTTACCTATGAGGGCTGCAATCTCAGCATCTTCTTCTGCCGGCACTTGGAGATTGTCCGCAACCTGGCCAGCGTCCGTTAACGTAGTGTTCGCTACGCTAGGTAAATTGTCCGCAGCCAAAGTGTTCGCTACAGGTAGATTGTCAGTTCTCTGAGTGTTCGCTACGCTCACGTCACGCTTTGCAATCTCTTCGTGAGTTAGAAACTCCGGAGGTAAATCACCCTCTTTTATCTTCGTCCTTACCATCGGTTTCCACTCCTACTCGACATTTTGTTGGCTTTGGGTGCTTAATCTTCACGACTTTCGGCTTAACAGCTTGTTTCAAATCCATTTTAATCATTTTCTTCTCCTTATTAAAGTACCAACTATTATGACTGCCTAGCCATTAGTTTACTGCCATAAATCCCATGCTAACTTGCTATCCCAATGGAAAGCTCAACTTAGTGAAGAAATTCACTAGCTTTAGATTGCATAATATGAAATTTCTGCTTTCTATAAACAACCTTGCTTTTCTAAATATTTATGCTATTATACTTTTGTGGCTAGGGTAGCTCCTGAATCGTTGGTACTCAAGCAACCAACTTGCCACACCTTCTCTAAATGCTTGCATCCTTTGCTTGGAGGTTATTATGCCAAAATCTACTACTCCCATTGAACAAGTGCTAAAAAGATTACATACAACCGAATATAGTATTTGGTATGGTATGATAGCTCGTTGCTATAACGAAAATAATACCAGCTATAGAAATTATGGCAACAGAGGTATTGTAGTTTGCAATCATTGGTTGTTTTCTTTTGAAAACTTCTTCAAAGACATGGGAACAAGACCATCGCACAGCCATTCAATTGATAGAGCTGATAATGACGGCAACTATACCCCTAATAATTGTCGCTGGGCCACCCGTGCGCAACAATCTAATAACACCCGCAAACAAAGACTCTTCTATGCCATCAATCCACTTGGTAAAAGCTATATAGCAAAAAGTAAAGCCTTATTTGCTAGAGAACATGATCTTTCTGAAAGTGGTATAGGACAAGTACTACTTAAACATCGTCCGCATTATAAAGGCTGGTGCTTTCAGTATGTTTCGAGTGAGTAGATTGTATGTTATTTCGAGTTGGTTAGAAATTAAGGTAATGATTCTGCATGGTTAGTGTGCAACTCTTCTAAAACGCCGTTATAATAATTGAACCTTGTTCTACCTAGTCGAACGCCGTTATATAGGCAAGAGTCATGCCAACTATTTGTTTTACTCAGCAAACCATTGTTATGGGAAAAGATCATGCCATGTATTTTTTTTAGTACGTTGATTGGCTCCAAATGACTGGAAACACTGTTTGATAAACGTCGTTCCATTTTTATGGTATAACTCTTGCATAACTAAACATAGGCATTATCATATATCTATCAGGATGATTGAAAGTCAAAACAGGCCTCCCACTACTTACCCTATACTTCCCGCCCAACCTGATGCCGATTTGATGCCTTCCTTATACATTTTGCCGCTGATTATAGTGCTATCACCTTAGCGCATTAGGTCTGTTAGTGCTGTCAATTAATGTCATGTTATTTTAATCCCATATGCTTTGTAAGGAGATATTTTAGGAGTGATGAATTAATTTTAATTCTTTATTTATATATATAAAAAATTTTTTTAAAACAATGTTATACTACGTAAAACACGTACTCCTCCCTCTGACAGGGGGTCAAAAAAACACCACATTAATTCACCGCATTAACAG